CGACGGATTTTTCGTTCGCGTCTACAGTTTCCTGGACGGATTTGATTCCGTCATGGATAGCCGCAAGTTTTTCTTCCGTGTTAAGTTCGGGCATGGCTATTCTTTCTTACAAAATAGATTGTGAATTTCGTCTATCGCGGTTGATTGCTTGGCATCCCGCCCTGCATTCTTCGTCTCATCCACATCCCGCTTGAGAGACTTAACAGCTGAAACAACGGCTTTCGCGTTGTCGTTGGTGAATACTACTCCCTTTTTAAACATCTTTTCAAGGTTTCGTTCAGTAAAAATAGTGAAATCATGAATTCTAAACGACTTTTCGATACTAAAAGGACTGTCTAGGCCCATTTTGTCATAGTATTTTTCAAGTTTAACCTCTATTTTTTCTTGATCTACACTTGAAATATCGAGTTTCTTGCCTTGGATGTACATATACGCTGCCGCATCGAAGACGGCTTTTGGAATGATCGTCAGCTTGCCCTCTATGACATCAAGCAGGCAGAAATTGATCTGGTCTTCGCCGTCACGGTCTGGGAAAATCATCGCAGTCTGATAAACTGCTTCTTTAGTGCCGAGGAACTTAACGCACCGGTCAAAGGCTTCTTGAGCATCCCATTCTGTGTCGCGTGCCGCAACAGCGAAGTTCTTGAACCGACAGGCGTCGGCTTTAACCTGCGTGATTTGCGCTTCCTGGTTCATAGGTTCGCCCACAAGCGAGACTTCAAATAATTCGACTTCAGTAATCTTGCGTATCTCTTCTTCGTCAACGATTTCAAACGTTGCGTCCTTGATCCGAAAACCAATGGAGAAGTCCTCCAGTACGCCCTGTTTTGCCAAAGAATAAGCCTCGCGTCCGCGTTGTGTCTCCAGGTTGATCTGTCCTTCGACAAATAAGCCTTTCTCATCCTCGCGGGCTAAGTTGGCCGGATATCCGCCTATCAGTTCGTCAGATCGATGCGTCCATAGCATGCGGATCATCCGGTTCCGGTCACGGTATGTTTTGAGCGTTTCTGTGAAAGCGCCGGCCACGATTACATCGTCGAAGCGGTCGACATTGCCAAAGGTGGAGGCGTATCCCCTGACAACGCCAACTTCGATGCCATCTTCGTTTTCCATTTGCTTGCATTCGGAAACGTCGAAGTTATAGGCACGATAATGCTTTTTTGTGGTGTCAAGCTGATTTTTCATGATGATATTCCATAGTTGCTACTACAGCGGCAGTTGACGAGTTCGCGAAAGGCTGCGCCAAGACCTGTGTCGCCAGGGAAGCGCAATTGAGATCCGCCAATGTTAAAAATCCCGTCATTAGGTAGCATGACACCATTGGCTGCGACGTGCGATGCGCGGACAAGTCGATCACCGATCGTATCCCATGTCTTTGTGACTGTTTGCGTCTCTAGTTGCGGCTCTATGATGGTATCTTGAAGCGGGAAGGGACGACGGCCGGCGATGACTTCCGCTTCTATCTGCTTTGTGCTTTCTGCCGCATCCTGGGTTTCTGTTTGCCCGATTATATTAATGCGCGGGTTCAAAAATCGGGCAGTCAGGATTGATGTTGAAATGCGGGAAAGCGCAATCGGGGTTAAATCGACATCCGATTGCGCCAACTCTTCGCGTCCCATGGCGAGGGCTTCGTCCATCTGGCGCATATTGGTATTTGTGATAATCCGCGCTTGCACCGGCGCTTTAACGGTCCGCCACTCAAGCTTCGCCAGGGTAAAAAGCGCATCCCGCTCGTCGGATAATATCTGATCAGTGATCATGCCGCTAAACGCTCGTTGCGTCCGTGTATATTGTTGCATCAATGCGGCATTAAAGCCTGGCTCATAGATTTCTGCGTCTGGGATTCTGCCGACCCCGCGCACGGATGCTGTGAAATCTCGGCTAAGACCGACAAACAAACGCCGGACATCTTTCTCCAACAAATTCTCAAGACGCATCTTTTCTGCGAGTTCCGCCGTCGCACTTTGAAGACGTTTTGTCGTGAAATGATACATCAGTTAAGACCCCCCCGTCAGTGCAGCAGCTGCCGCCTGGGTATCGCCTGCCGTTGGCTCGCTGAACATATCGGTGCCGAGCGGTACCAATGTCGATGGCACCATTATTGTATCGCCGCCTTCGATAGGATCCAAACTGATCTGGTCACGAATTTCATTGGTTGTGAGCGCACTCATAGCATGCTTTTTGCCAAGCTCATCCAGGTGCGATACGCGCAACGCCTCAATATCTTCGGGATTAAACGTGACTCTTGTGCGTGAATTTGGATCAACGCCGTAGCGCGGCAGCAGCATTTTCGAAAGGCCGCCATATATTTTATTGAAGATTGGAAGGACTGCACTGCGATATAGCATCGAGACAGCGGTTTCCATGTTGTTAAATGTGGAACTGTCTGTCGAGACGATTTGCAGCGGGACGTCATAGCGCCTGGCGATGGCGTTTCTCGATAAGATATCCAGGTTGACGAAATCCATGTCTTTATTGCTGGATCCCATCTCATTATATTCAGCGCCGTCAGGACCAGCAAAGGAGATGGCGATCTTTCCTGCGTTTTGCGGACCGCCGAGCGTTTCCTGTAACGTCTGGATAGCCGTGTTCTGCTGATCGCGGGACATATGGCCTTTAAACGTTGCAATCAGCGACAAGCGGCCGCCATTCTCGATCAGCTTGAGGTTATGCATCCGTCCGGACAATTGCTGCTGCACTTCTTGCCGCAGGGCGAGGAGGGGACTGTCTGAGAATGTGCTATCGGTGCGGGATGTAAAACCCTTGATCTGGTATATCTCGCGCAAGGGCCCATCGAAAAAACGTTCAACGCCTGTTGTATCATCGCGCAAGTAATTGCCGCGCCCTTTGCCGTTATCGACGACATAGATTTGCGGATAGAAATCAAAGTTGTTTGACGTAATTGAAATCGACTGCGGTTTAATAGCATAGAGTTTAATCGGCGGACGGTTAATCGCTCCTTCAGCGTAGACATGGCAATCCCCCGTGATCAGGTAATGGCGCACCAACTGTCCAATGAACTCGTCCCTGGTCTCAAAACCGTTTGGCCTGCGAAGAATATCGAGGATTGGATCCCTGTCGTCATATTGTCCGTCTTCGGTCAATACAACAGGCTTTACCATCTCGACTTCTTTGGCAATCTTGTCAATGACAGAGGCAACGACTTCGCTTTGCTGATAGAAGAGCATAGATCGGCGCGGCGGCAGTCTGTTGCCGCCGCCGCCTAGCAGGAATTCAGTGAAACTACCTTGTTCAACACTTCCAAGGTTGAAATATTCATCGTATCCGTAGTTTTTTTCTACTTTGCCTTTTTCGAGAAAAGAAAAGATTTTCCACGCCATGAAATTAGAGTCCTGTCGGGATGACTATCACCTAAAACTCTAGGTATAATATGCGTTAATACACTGTGTCGCAAGTATAGTGTCTAGACCAGATGTAAATCAATTCTTGTTTTCAGTAAATTATTATTATCAAAGAGAAATTATCCGCATGAGATCGGAGTGTGATTATTTTCTTTTTTGTCGACTCACATACATTTTGTCAAAGTAATCAAATTGCGGATGGTGCAAAGCCTAGAAAACTGAGCCTTTTGGTGGCGAATCACTATTGCACCATATACGCGCGACCCTAGTTCAAAGAGCCTAGCAAAACTGCGGGATTTGACATTAAGTTAAATAACCATGAGTTTGGAGGCGTGGTTTACAATTATGATGTGGAGCATATTAAGATGACAAAGCAAAAAGAACTGGTGCTTCGCGCAACAGAAAAAGATAAAAAAGATTTTCTAACAGGCGGTTTCGATGATTATATTCACCTGGGACTGAATGAGATATTCGCTCTTGTCATTGATATCACACCAAATATCGCAGAGTTATTGCTGAAATATAACTCTGAAAATCGCCCTTTAGCAGATCACACTGTAGCCGGATATTCGCGGCAAATGAAATCCGGATGGGCATTCACCGGCGAGACCATTATCATCTCCAAAACCGGCAAACTCTTAAACGGCCAGCATCGATGCCAGGCCAGCGTCAATGCTGATCTCTCGTTTCCTTGTATCCTGGTATTCGGCATCGATGACGCGTCATTCTCCTTTATGGATCACGGTAAGCGCAGAACCCATGCGGATATATTTAGCGGCTATGGTGTCAAGAATTATTCAACGATGGCCGCTGCCTCGCATTGGTTGTGGCGCTACATCAACAGTGGGGGACATTCGCCTAACGGTCGCGTTGCGCCAAACAGCGAAGAGTTATTCCACTTCTACAAAAAACACAAAGACTTGCAGAACTCTGCGTGGGTTGGGAGCGCTATCGCTAGATATAAACTTGCGCCGCCGTCAAGTATGTTGGCGCTCCATTACCTTTGCAGCCTCAAAAATCGCCAGGAATCCGATATTTTCTTTAAAAAAGTTTGTACGGGCATCGGCGCCATCGTTGAATCTGATCCAGCGATAGAACTGCGAAACAAGTTGGTCAATACCGCGATGCATCCAAACAAACATTTAACTCCACTCGAGATATCGGCATTCTCGATCCTGGCGTGGAATGCAGCCAGGCGAAAAGAAGAGGTGGTATTTATCTGGCGCACAAAACAAAGACCCAAACAGCCGTTCCCGACGATCCTCTAAAACTTATTTGTTTTGGTTCTGCAGGATCTCGAAATATTCCATTGCCTTTGCAGCAGTGCCGGTCATTTTATTAGGACGGAGACCGGCAACCCGCTGCAAAGCCGAAAGGGGACGGCCCTAATTCTGATCGAAGTTTAAATTATCGTTCTTATTTCTCGAGGGATTTCACTGATTTTCCTTATCTTCTTCTTTATCTTCGCCCCACGCATCGCCCCACACATCGCCCCGCACATCGCCCCGCACTTCGCCCCACACATCGCCTCCTATATTTCCGCTAACATCGCCCCAAATTGTAGTGTCCACACCCGTGATCCACAGCTCTTTCATAATGACGTTTTTTTCAAGGTATGCGATCTGTTCTTTTGTAAATTTTGCCGTTTTTGAGGCTTCTTCTGTGTTTTTCTGTTCTTCTGTGTTTTTCTGTTCTTCCCGTGCGTAATCGTCCTTTAGCACTTTATACAGGCGGAACAGCACGGCTTCTTTTTCACTATTTTTATCAGTCATTTTGTTGCCCTTTATGGTTTGCTTTTTTCAACGCCGCCACCGACATAGCCGGTAACATAGCCATCTACGTTACCAATGACATCGCCGAATATATCGCCGTCGACTGTGCCGTATATATCGCCGTCGACTGTGCCTCCGATGAGGCCGTCCACATTCCCGACGATGCTTGTTTTGACGCGCATGATCATGTTGCCGTCCATTTCCAAAACAGTCTCAAGATATGCTATTTGCTCTAGTGTAAGTATCGTCATCATTTTATCCTTTATTTGAGTTTAAGTGCCGGTCATTTCATCAGGAGCGGAGACCGGCAACCCGCTTACAAGCCGAGGACATCGGCACCTAATTCACAATTTTCTTAGTTTAGGGAAAAATTCTCCATCGCCAAAATCAACAGAACTATGCCGAAACATATGACATATGCAGTAATCATTAATTTGCGCATTATTTTGTCCTTTAACATGCAGTGGAAATCTTAATTCTTAGTGTTTCCAATTCAAATATTTCTTTAGTCAGGGTTGTCCAATGTGTATTGTGAGAATGAACTACCGCCATCAATATTTTCTTTTTTTTGATCTCTTTATTTAGGTGAAACGTCAGAAGATTGATTTCCTCTTTAGTAATTTCTATTTCTAACTTCATATTTTGTCCTTTATTTGTATTTAAGGGCCGGTCATTTCATTAGGCGCGGGGACCGGCAAACCGCGGAGAGCCGAGGACCAATCGGCACCTAATTCAGTATTTCCCTCTTTAGTTAGCTTTCTGAATAAACGTTCGATTTTAGAATTTATCCTTTTGCCCAGGCAGCCAGAAGACTCCCCAGAATTATAGTGTTGATCAACAAGATCCAGACGAACGTATTGACAGTCAGCAATTTATCGAGGCGTCTCTCTATATCACCCAGGCGGCTGGCGATAAAGTTTTCTTGCTCTGGTGTGAATTCAGTCATTTTTTCTCTCCTTTTAAAGGTAAGTGGCGACCGGCGCGATCATACCCGCAAAAAAGCCCAGAACAAACATGCCAAATATAAGCACCAGGATAAGCAGCGTCCAGCCCTTAAATTTATAGTTATGCTGCACTGATAACGCCATCAAACGCTCCTCAACCTTTTTTTCTATCGTTAATTGCGCATCGTCCCAGGCGTCGGCATATCCCTGTTCCAGACCATCCTCATATCTATTTGTCATCTTGTCTTCCTTTTCGCGATAATGTCTGCAAGGGCTTTTTTTTACTTCTTGCGGTTTCTGAAACACACGTTGATCGTCTTTAGTTCTAAATCCAACTGGGAACTTTATGATCTTATCGTCTGTCATTATTTTGTCCTCTATATCGACAGCGTTTTCCGCGTTTTGACGAACAGCGGATCGTCTTTAAAATCCGGATAGAGATCCAGGAGTTTTCCAAGGCTTTCTTTTGCCGCTAGACATAGTTCTTTTCCGCGATCTGTTTTACCGATATTAAATCGCGTGTACTGTCCGTCGACGTTAATCAAAGCCTTTTCAATATCATCTTCAGT